AGGACAACTTGCACAACCCTTTATATCACTGCAATCAAAGAAACCACAATCGTCGTTTTCAGTATCTATTTTCAAACCGAATACTTCCTTAAACTTTTCTGCTCTTGTCATTCTTTCACACTCCCTTCAAGAATTGTGGGTTCATGGCCATTGAGTGTATCTTCGTTCTTTATTCTCTTTGCCCTTTCTTCTATTGCCCTTATTGCACCGTAACGACTTACCGCATCATCATCTGCCTGTGATAACGCCTCAACGACTGCTTTTACCTGTTCGTCACTCATTCCGCTACTGTATAGATAATTTATAGCCTGATCTCTGTTCATTTCTTCTCGTCCTCTCTTTTCTCAAACTTACACGTTTTTGAATTGCATCCTAAAACCCTTGCTTTAAGTCTCTTTGAATATTCCATTGTCCTGTGCTTGCATTTCAGGCATACCGGACTTGTTCTGTGTGTCATCGTCTCACCCCTCAATCATTTTTTCTTGCATAGCGCCTATCATTCCAGCTATAACCGGACTGATCCTGACGTTCTCCTGTTCTCTCTGCACTATCTGTTTGTATGATCTCTGAAAATTACTTGCTATTACTGTGTCAACCTCGCTTGAATCTGCCATAGCCCATGACCGGATCATACTCGGACTTCCTACGGCCTTCTGCACTAACTCCGGCAGTTCATTAAAGCGTTCCTCTGCGTGATAATTGCCGTCTCTTATTGCCACTCTTACCTTTGACCACGCTTCGCCTTCGCTCAATGTGTTCTGTTCCTGTGGCTTATAGATCCCGTTTATGATCTGTGATACACTTGGCGCAAAGCCTGTATTATTTGTCTTGACGTATATCTGTAGTGCTGCCTTGACTGCTGGCGCCGGGTATTCTTCTAACGCCCAATGCCACGCATTCACTGTCTCGGTCATGTTCTCCGGTTTCCAGTTTGGATATAAATTAACTATGCTTCTTATCAATCCTTTTGTTTCATCCCTTGTCATCGTGTATTCTCCTGTTCCATAAATCAACTGTTGCATATACCGCTGTATTAGTATTCTTATCATCCTTTAACGGCTTTGTCCGCATCACACAAAAAGTACACTCGATATAAACTCCTTCCTCTGTAACTTTTAACTTTGCTTCGCTCCCACATATCGGGCAATTCTTTAATGGTATTATCTTGTTCATATCTTCTCTCCTTTACACTTTGTTCCAGTCTATTTGTGATCCTGACTGTTTTGGTTGTTTTTCTCTTTCCAAGGCATTAAACACCCACTTCTTAATACATAGATAATGGCTCTTAGCCTTGTAGCCCTTCATTTCTATGTATTCATCAAGGTACTTAATAGCTGCTGACGTTTCTGCTTCTCCGTATTCATTCATTAGCTTGTCTCGTTCTTCATCGGTAAGTCTGACGTGATTGTATTCGCCGTATATATTCTTCTTATCATTCTTACCCTTCTTATCATTCTTTATATATTCTTGTATTTTGTCCTTGTCAGCGTCCGCGTTGTGTCCGTTTTGCGTCCGGTCACTGTCCTTATTGGTGTCCTTGTTAGTGTCTTCACAATCTTGAAATTTCCCATAATTTACAATGGTTATGACCGTCCGCTTACTGTCGCTCTCTCGCTCTATCATTCCGAGCTTTTCAAGTAACTTTAAACACTTACTTACCCTGTCTTTACTCCAGCACCATCTTTGACTTAAAAATCGTATAGATGTGACATATTGACCTCGTTCAACTTCTACAACTTGATCTCCGATAATCATGTTTCTATCTTCATGGCTTGCCAGTAGTAAAAGGTCAATCCACGCACTCCTAATGTCAAATGGCTGTATGGTTTCCCATATATCACTGTTTTGTATCTGCCTGTAAAGCTTTATCCACCCTGCCATTTCTTAACTCCTTCACTTCGCTTATTAACCCCTTAATATCCTCATAAGCCTTGCGCTCAATGCGTATCTGCTCCGCGACTCTCTTGCGCTCTTTGGCTCTTTCTGCATCCTGAATTATCAAGGCTATCTCTTTATCCAAAAGGCTCATTATGCTAACCAGTACCTTTTAATACGGCACTTCTCCCCTTTTCTATTCTTGACATTTATATATTCGCTGTTGATCTCATAGCCCTGCTCTCTTAAATCCCTTATACGTCCGGCTAAATCGATGCAACTGCAATAATCTAATGCCTTTAAAGCTGTGATCCCGTTCTTATGTGTACTCATGTACTTATAAATCTTCTCTGCCTGTGACGGCTTTCTTATTCTTCCCATTCTTAACCCCTTTCTTCGATCTCGATCTCAATGTATGGTTCATCTTTAGGATCTATCCAAAAAAATTCATGTGTCGTGTTCTCTACCCAGTCCGGGTTATCATTCTCCATTACTCCGCAGTCTGTTAAGGCGTCCTCAAATACCTTGTCAGCAAATGCAAAGATATTCATAACGTCCCGGCGCTTTCCTTTTCTGCTTTCAAAAAACTTGTAATGTAAAATGACCGGTGGATGTGTTACCTTAAACCCTCTCAGACATCTTCTAATGGCCGAAATACAGACTTTAATATAGTCGGCCTTCATCTTACCGCCTGCCTTTGGATTCTTCCCTATTTCGGCTAAATAATCGTTTAGAGAAGGCAATGTTCTACTGCCGTGATATGTTCCCCTTATAGTGACTTTGGGCTTACGTTCCTTAATCACTTAACCCCCTTTCTGCGCTGTCGTAGTGACCTGTTTACGGCAGCGCTATGGAAATGGCCTATAATTGTGATACAAACCCATCTGAAATGTACTAGCGGTTTCTTTTATGCCTTACGGCATGAGTGTTTCAACTCTATAAATAGGATCGTGAATAACGAGTCCTAAAAGCTTCCCTTGCTTCCTCTGCTAAGTCATCAAACGGCAGTTCCGTTGTCTTGATGATGTAGTTTTTCTCCCATTCAAGCTGACCTATGATCTCTACAAGCACATTTAATTCTTTTTGCTTGTGTATTTTCTCATGACACTCTCTACAGACCGGTATAACGATCTTGTCTTCTTCCGCTAAATGCCTTTGTTTATGGCCTTTAAAACAATGGTGAATATCATCTTTAGGCTTAGCGCATACAAGACAATAATTCATGTACTTTGTAATCATCCCTATACCTCTAGCATCAATTCATCTAAACTGATAACCTTCTCAACTGGTAAGTTATCTGCACACCATTCACAAGTACCGCAAGGAACCGGCTCATATTCTCCCTTTAACAAGCCCCACACTTCCTTGATGTGTGCTTTTATTTCTGCCCCTTTATCCATAATCAACTTGTCCGGGATCTGAATTATAGCTACTCTCGGATGTGGCACATTGTAAGGTTTTTCTTTTGTGATAACTGCAAGATAAAAAGGTAAATGCTTTCCGAAGTTCTGTTCTACCGCAGTCACATAGAAGTAAGCCTGCTCTATATAGCCGAAGTATTCTGCAAAGTTTAAGCGCTGGCCTAAATCCTTTGCATAATATGTCTCTGTGATAGATGCTGCCGTCTTAACATCGGTGATCCTCTTGCCGTCGTATGAGTCCAGCTTTACCCTTATAGGAACACCCTCTATCTCTGCCGTGAGGATCTTCTGAGTCTCGCCCTCAACGTACTTCATAAACAGCGGCTCCTTAATAGCTCTTTCAATCATCTTGTCTGCCTGCTTAAATGCTGTCAGGCGTTCAAGATCGTCAGGTTTTCCGGTCTTCTCAAACTTCTTGATAGAAGTCTTAGAAAATATATCTTCCATGTTGTCATTGCAAAACTGCGGTAAAGAGTGGTCAAAGTATGCGTCAACATAGCCCCCGACTAACAACGCCTCTGTCTTAGGGTTTACATACTCGCCTTTAGCTATGGCTAATGCCCGGCACTCACAACCTTTACGGCCTGCCGTTCCGACTACATTCTTATATGTTGAACAGTCAAGATATTTTAGATTAGCTTCCGGGCTGAAATAATTATCGTTATTTAGCTTCATCCTTTATCTCCTTTGCTTCAACATAAACGTCAACGGCCTTCTCCGGTTCGTCCGGTACGTTGTCTATATAATCCGGCGTTCCGTCTTCCCTGATAACTGCCTGATCTCCGACGTAAGCCCTCTCCATTTCAACGCTCATAATGCCCCACTTGGATATAAGCTGCCTTAACAGTGTCTTTCTTGCCATACTGTCAAAGTCTGTTGACCATAAACCGAAACCCTTGCGATATGTAGCGCTATACTTCTTAGCGTGAGCATCTACCTTCTCTTTAGGCCAATAGATACCTTTTTTAAAGCCGTTTACCATTTCAAAGTAAGCGTAATAACCTATGACTTTTAATTCATTGCGCTTAGTCATATCTGTTTCCGGGTTAAATTCGTATGTATCTTCTATGGGATTATATGAAACTAATTCGTTTTCCCTTATGTCTGTAACATTGATTGCCTTGTACTGGCCTGATCTCATTGCAAGCTGCAACATACCGCGATAAGATAACTGAAATGTGGCCTCTGTAACGCCCTTCTTAGAATCCTTAAAAGGCACAAAGTAAAACATACCTATCTGTGGTGACTGCGGCAAATTAAGGCTATGCCCCAATAATGCCGCCGATAATATAGATGCGTTCGTACACTCCGATAATGCCGGGTTAGTCTGTACTGCTGAAACTACGCTTGATATAAATCTCTGTGAATCCTTAACACCAACTACAGACTCAACATTTGCCTTTACTGCTTCCTGTGCTAAATACCCGGCAATGGTCAGCTTCTTCTGTACTGCTACTTCATTTGCCATGATCTCACTCCTCTCTGCAATATCTGTCAAAACATTCCTCACAATAACAGTCATCACCGACTGCGTAATACTCGTTTTCTAATACTTCCTCACATCCTGAACACTCTGCCGGCTCGTCTATTACAACTTCCCGGCACATTTGCTTTGCACAATCCTCGTCGTAGTATCTGCCTTTAATGCAATACAGGCCATCTACGATTGAATCTCCGCAACACTGGCACAATGGATATGTTCTGTCTTCCGGTGGGCTTAGTAAGCTGTTTTCCCATCGTCTTATGATCGACTCTGCCTGCCATCTAGTCTGCATCATCCGCGACTCCCTTCTCAAACTGCAACTGTTCCAGCTTCGTCTTCTCTAGCTCCTGAATACCTAACGCCTTGCGCAAGTCACTCTTTGCTTCTTCCAGTACCTTCTTTGTCTCGCGTAGTTCTTCGCCTCTGTCGTAGTATTTAAGTTCCCATTTCCTGAATTCATGCTTGTACTTCTCAACCTTCTTGATAAGCTTTTTGTATTCGCTCACCGGGATTGTTACATAACTGAATGGGTTTATTACCGGCTTTTCTTCCTTTTCTTCCTTTACTTCCCTGATCTCGTCTGCTTCAATCATCGTTTGACTCTCCTTCCTTATCCTTATCATCTGACAACAACGTGACTTCAAAATTACGGCAATCCATATCTATCAGATTGTTTACAAGCACCTTCAAGTCATCCTTGCCATATATCCTTATTCTGTTGTCATTCATTTTTACTGCGTACATTCTTTTTACCCCCTTATCTGTCTTCTAATTCTTCTTTAATTTCCTGAATCAACACTCTTACTGCTACAAATAATGCCATTAACAGCAAAATTGACGTTCCGATAACTTCACCTAGAATCATTTGTTATACTCCCTTCTAACCCTTATTGCCCGGAACCCTTTGTTCGTCTTTATCAGATTGAAAATAACTATGTCGCCTACTTCCGGCTTATCTTCACACTGGTTAGCGTGAAAAAATATCTCTTTATCTTCTGCACTGATAAATCCGTAACCGTCTTTCCGGGAAAAACTTTTTACACGTCCTCTCATTTAAACAACCTCTCTAACTCTTGTGTGTCCGGATTGAATACCCTTACAAAACAGCACACATCTTCATAACTAAATGATTTTGACTGTAGCTTTTGGCTTAATGCTGGCTGTGATATGCCGCGTTCATTCGCTAAATCCTTCTGCGACAGGCCGTGTACTTTCATTTCTCCATATACCCAGCTTGCAAGTCTGTTATTCAGTTTGTCCTGTTCTGATAAATAAACCTTTGGCATAATCAATCTCCGTTAGTATCTTTTTAAGTTACTTCATCGGCAAAAAAAATACTGATAGGATCATCTATTTTGAGAAGTTTTATCATTTTCTCTATCTCGTCAGAGCCAAAAACGCCCTTTTTCATCTTTAAATAAAAGGTTTTTGGTGTGATCCCGATAGCCTTTGCGACTTCTTCCTGCGTTTTATCATTAGCAACGATGACGCCTTTCAGCTTAGATGTGTTCACCATATCTTGTGTTCTCCTTTCCTTAATAATCAACATCTTGCGCTTTGTGTAACTTCACAAGATACTCTCATTATACTCCGTATCTGTGACTTGTCAAGTTATTTCTGTATTGTTTTATAACAAATTTATGATATAATGAAGTTACCAATATTTGAGGGGTTTTAATATGGTTAAAGGAATACTGTTAAAACAATTAAGAAAAAATAAAACGTCGTTATCACAAACGGATGCAGCTAGGCTTTTGGGAGTGTCTAAACAGACTCTTTACAAATATGAAAATGATATTATTACAAACATTCCATCCGATGTGATTGAGCGTATCGCTAAGTTATATGAAACAACACCGGCCTTCCTCATGGGTTGGGAAGACGAAGACGGAAACAAAACACCGGAAGGGAAAGCCATAAGCGCATATAACCAGCAGTACGAAAGAAACGCTAAGATTGAGAAAGCAATGGAGCTATTCGATCAGTACGACAATCTTCCTGATGATAAGAAGATTCAGTTTGATAATTTTTTAAAGTTTCTTCAATCAGACGTTGAGATTCCTCACCTAAAGAAAGATACAAAGTAATAAACTCTTGCTTTGTCATGGCCTTACTCCTTTCAATGCTATTATAGAACACTTGTTCACTTTTGAGTAGATGTTATTTAATTATTAAAAGAATGAAGGCAAAAATGAAAAGCCAAAAAGATGAAGTGGTCAGTATAGCGATTGCAATGTTTATATTGTTATCGTTCATAGGCGGCACTCCTTTCGTGATTAGATCGTAGCATAGCCCATGACCGTTTCAGTAGTTTCTTATGTGATACCGGGGGTTTAACTTATGGAACTGATGATTGATACAAGAGAAATCATTTTAGCACTTAAAAGAGTATATGAAGAAAAGAAT